ATCGTCGTCGCCCATGTCCATTTCTTCATCGCCAGGATCTTCAGAAACATCTGCTTCCTCGCCTGTGACCTCTTCAATGGCTCGCTCAAGTGCTGACATAAAGTCATCCATGGAAACCATGTCGCCGGCACCGCCGCCAGCATCCATATCCATATCCATGTCGTCATCAGCCATATCATCAGCCATGTCAACATCCATCTCCATGTCCATTTCGTCACCCATATCATCATCACGGGCACCAGGCATTCCATATCCCATCTCGCTAAGACGCTCCTTTCCAATAGGACGCAGATTTGCGAGCTTCATAAACTGGCGAATCTCGCCTTCTGTTAGTAGTTTCTTACGAGCCATAGTTAATTCTCCTTGTTTAATTACATAAACTCAAAAATAAATAGTAACATCTTTCTATAATAACCTCAAAATCGAAAACAACCTATTAAATTTAAAGACTTGAGCTTTTTTAGAGCTTTTGACTCAATTTGCTTTATTCTTGCAAATGATAAGTGCTCTCTCTCTGCTACTTCTCTGAGGGTCATAGGCCCATTTTCATACACAGAAACAAGAGTGCAGTTATATTCATTAGGATAGTCTTGCCACAATCTACAACTTGTTTCTTTGCATTGTTTCTTTTTTCTCATGCACTTGCGGGAACATTCGCGTAAACCATCCTCATTCATAGCTCTGGATGCTCCTCTTCAATTAAGTCAAATATGTTTTCTATTTCTCCGTCGTTCAATCCAAAATCTTCCATCTTCTGCTTTCCTTTGTCTCTCAACTGCTTTGATTTTGCTTTCTTCTTCTTGTTCTGCGGCTTCATATCGTCAATGTAGCTTTGTATGCGTTCATCGCCATCAAGATATCCAGCGATAATAGCACGAAAGAACTTTGATTGGGTTACACCATCGTGACGCAACTTTAAGATAAGTTTAGCGTGCTGGTGCGTGTTCTCAACAAACGCAACCTTCTTGTCCAAATGAGGATTGGCCACGTCTTCTGACATTACCAAGTCCTCGTGTTAATGTGGGTGCGACTTTCTGATAAACCAGATGCGGTTTGAAGAACAAATTCTGCTTTAGACCGCAATTCAGTCAGATTGCGGGCTCCGCTATAGGAGAAACCTGAACGGATCCCTTTTTCTAAATCATCAAGTATCAACCCAACAGGACCTCGATGTGGAACACGTGTAGCGACACCCTCAAACGAAGAGTATTTTCCACGCCATTCTACTTGTGCCTCCTTGGAGGCCATTCCGCGATAAGTTTTCCATCGGCTACCCTTCGCATCCATAAACATTTCTCCGGGTGTCTCAGTAGTTCCTGCAAGCAGAGAGCCAACCATTACTGCGTCTGCTCCTGCTGCCAATGCCTTAACCATATCGCCAGAGTTTTTGATGCCTCCGTCTGCAATAATTTTAACGTCTCTGTCTGTTTTAGCACACTCAATAATTGTTTGCAACCCTGGCAACCCATGACCTGTCTGGATGCGAGTGGAGCAAATAGAGCCACCGCCAATATTGCATCGAACACTATCTGCTCCCCAGTCTGCGAGGTCATTAATACCCTGGAGTGTCGCAACGTTACCGGCCATGATATGATAGTCATTGCCAAATAGTTTTCTAAGCTGATCGAGCGCCTCCTTCATCATGATGTGGTGCCCATGTGCAACGTCTACACATAAAAATTCAGCACCAGC